TTTTGTTCTCTACCAGTAATTACAACAACGTACTTTTGATACCAAAATTCAATTTTGACATCCGCAACATTAACAACATATTCTCTTTCAGGTTGACCAAAACCTTTTGCGGCTCTAACCAATCTTACTTGTTTGTTTGAAATTTTTTGCAAAATTTTGCTTTGAAAATTGTTCTTAGCATCTTCAGTTGAATTAGAAACTTTTGTTTCAAAATCATCCAAATCAAATTTTACATTATAAGTATTTGCATCACCTTCACCACCTGATGGTGCAGTTGGTTGTTTTTCAGTTGGTGCAGGTGCTGGTGCAGTTGCTTTTGGAGCTGGTGCTTGTGCTTTTTGTGCAGGAGCAGCAGGTGTAGGAGGATTTCCACCTTTTTGTGGTGGAACATTGCCTTCTGCTTCAAATATAAGTTTTTTTAAACTAATACTCATATTATTTCTTTTTGCTTGTGCCTGGTTTAAAACCTAGTTGTTTTTCACCTGTGGCAATCAAATTGTCATAATGTTGTGTATCTTTTTTGTCATTCTTAGAAGCAGAAATTGCACGTCTCTTGTGTAGAATATAAAGATCATCTGCTTTTACACCCTTACTTGATGGTCCTTTAACTACATCAGGTGTTTTTTCTTTGCCTACTGGTGCAAGTTTCTTTTCACCCTTCTTTTCTGCTAGTTTATATCCATCAAGAGATTTTGTAGCTAAATCAGGACGACCTTTAGCATTCTTACTTCCCCAATTAGGGCCGGTAACTGCGCCTACTCCACCGGTTGTGCTAATTTCATCCATTACTTGTTTGACCAATTCTTTTAAGGCTTTTTTGAAATCACCAACGATTAATTTTTTATTTTTATCACTCATAGTATTAAAGTTTATTTTTGATTTCTTTTAGAAGTTCATATGAAAGTAACAAAACCATAATTTGGTTATCTTTTACATTTGAAGAAGGTTTAACATTATTTAATTGTTTTACTACTTCATTGATTTTAATCTTGATAATGTCATTATCAATTTTTACTAAGCATTCTGTTAGTTGTGATTTAACATTTTCAATTTCACTAACAATTAATTTATTGAGTGAATTTGTATTTGAAATGTTATTGATATATTCTTTCAATAAATTCTTTTGATTTGAATCTAGTCCTTTATACTTTTCATTTAGACTTTCAATCAAAAGTTTATAACTTAATAAACGTACTTCTTCACTTTGTTGTTTATAAATGTTTATTAAGTTATCTTCAGATTCATTAATAGATTTTTTCTTACCACATAAATTTTCAGTGATAACTGTTCTGGACTGAATAATTTCATTGACATCAAATTTTATTTTGTCATTTACGTGATCTTCAAAAATTTTGTAAATAGATGCAAATGTCTTATAGTTTTTTAGATTTGACTTCAACAAATCTTCAATAGGATAAGTTTCCTTTATTTCTTTGATTAAATTATATTTCTCTTGAACCAATCTCTTATCATCAATTTTTTCTCTCTGTTTTAATACAACATTAATGTATTTTTCAGCTTGTACTTCATCTTTAGCTTTTTCATTTAATAAGAAGCTGTATAACTGCCATTCTTTTCCTAATTCTTTATTTTCTTTGAAGTATTTAAAGAGTAGAGTTTTGGCAGTTGATTCATCCTTACCGGCAAGGATATCAGCAGTAATTTGACGGGTGAGCAGTTCAAAAAGAATGCCTGTATTCCTAAATTTAGAGTGCTTAGCTTTAGCTATTTGCATATATTCTTTTTCTAGTTATTTTATAAATATAGTTATTTTTATGTAAAAATCATTTTATATACAATATTTATGAATCCTTTCAGTGATTTCATAGTATATTACTTTCATCTAAGTAACTTGGTTTGTTATCTGATTTAAATTCTCTCAATAATTCTCTGTTTTCTGACTTATAATCCTTTAGATATGAATCAAATCTTTCAAGACTCAACGGAGAATCATTTTTAAATTTGTGTCCAATAGTATTATTAACTTTTCTATTGTTTTCTAAGCTACCGAGAACGTCTTCTCCAAATGGATAATCACTTGCTTTTTTCTTTCCAGCTTGAGAAGGTCTTTCATATTCCGCCAATTTCTTTGGAGGTTCTTCTGGTGAACCACCTTCTGGCGCCGGTTCAGCACCAGAACCACCTTCTGGACCACCCATTCCACCGCCTGAACCTCCTTCAGAACCTCCTTCTTCAGGTTTAATTTTATTAAATGGCTTAGCTGGATCAATACCTTCTTCTTCAATTTGTTTAAATCTATAGTTTTGCTTAGCATCATCAACGATATCATTCTTTTGAATGTCAATATCATCATCAGAAATTTTAAATACATTATTGTAGATCCATTTTCTACTAAATAACTTATTTTCAATCATGTCTTTTGAAACTGCTACTTTATCACTCCAAATTGCAACTTTTTCTTTTTCAAAAATTACTGATGGATTAGTTAATTCTAAACTAAAATTAACAAGTGATGCGTCTTTATATCCTTGTGCGTATAAATGAATAATAGCAATCTTAGTTAATTCACTTACCAAGATTCTTTGTACTCTATTAACTGTTTTTGCAAATCTTATATCTTCACTTGCAAGAGTTGCTTTACCACTCAAATCTTCTTCATAACCCAAGAATGCTTTTGGAATCTTCAATGCAGCTAACATCTTGTTTCTTAAGTATTGGATGTCATCAATACCAGTAAATTCCATGCCGCTCAATGGTTCAATGCTAGTACCACTATCACTACCACGAACAGGTAGATAAAAATCTTCTACCATGTTTTGTAAATTGAATCTTAGATTATAATCACCTGTCTTTTCATCAATATATGGAACTTTTTTCATCTTATCCATCAACCTTTGCATATACTGATCAACTTCTTGTGGTGGAATGTTGCCTACATCAACTTTAAATACTCTCTTTTCTGGAGCACGCATTACACGGTGAATTAACATTGCGTCTTCCATCAATGATAATTGTTTCCATACTCTTCTACCACCTTCAATAATACTCTTACCATATGGTAAAAAGTTACTATCACTCAACATTCTAAAATGTGCAATTTGATAATTTTCAAGTTCTTCAATCTTACCACCTTCAGGTAAATTAATTTGAAACTTTGTATAATTTTTATTATTTAAATCACTATTTTCTACACGGGTAACATTGTAAGAACTCATTGGTTCAACAAAGTATACACCATACTCAGGACTAATGTATAATTTCAAATAAAAATCACCATACTTAACTAAATTTCTGGTCCAACTCCACATGTTAAACTCAATGTTTAATATATCATAAAACAAATTGTTTAGAATTTCCTTAATGTTTTGATCTTCAGAATGTACAGTCAAAATATCACCTAATTCATTCTTAGTTACACATTCATCTGCATAAATGTCTAGTGCAGAACTAATGATAGGGTCCATATCCATTGTGTCATAATCTCTAAACAATTCAATACGGGCAGCTTGATAACTTAATGTAAAGTCTCTGCTGTATTGATTATATGAACTAGTTCTAATTCTATTAAAACGATCTCTAAGTGTATTGCGGTCAGTTGCATACATTGCTTGATCTGTATCAACTACCTTCAATTTCTTACCACCTACATTGCGTACAATAGTATCAGTGGAAAACAGTCTTCTTAACTTGGAGAAAAGAGATCTTTGCTTTAATATTTGAAATTCTTCATTTGCCATAAGTTATATATATAAGTATATTAAAGTAACCAAGTTAGATTTTCTTTTTTATCATTTGTTAATCCAACATTCATTTGCCATGCTTCTTGACTCTTAAGTGATTGTGGTTTATACACATTTTGACTTCCACCCGCTCTAGATATACCACCCAACATTGACCTATTTAAATCCATAGTTTGTTGTCTGAGTCTCAATGCAGTATCTCTTACCCACAAACCTATACTTAATGACATAACTAAATCATCATTATATCCTCTCATTGCAGTTGCTTTATTTGAATCCCAAATAAATACTGACAGTTCATCAATTAATCTGATTGAACGTACTTCTACTAAATTTTCTCTGAAATAACTTTCCAATTTTGAAATCAATAGTGGTCTAGTTTTTTGACTGTTGGTAAAGCCTGGGATCATCTTTTTTTCATCTCTATTGATCTTATTTGTCAATTGTTTTTCTACGTCTACGTATTGTAGATCTGCACTACTATAGAATGTATTTGGATATTGTCTATCTATTATTTGTTGTAATACTGCCCATCCTATATTAGCATTTTCTACTATCAATAAAGCATTATTATACTCTGTAGCTACACTAACCAACATATTACCATAATCTTTAGTGCCTATTTGACCCTTATATTCCGCAACTTGAGCCATTGTTTCAACGTCAATAACATGAAATGCACTAAAGTCCGCACCATCACCTCTAGCAACGTCCGCAGCAACAATATAATCTCTGGTATAGTCAGGATATTCCCATATCCAATATCCATGATCACCACCACGCATTTCTATTGGTTCTTTACATTTATTATGTCTATAATTCTCAATAATTGCAGTATCAACTACCGTATTACCAGATGACAAGAATTCAGTATCACATTCTTGTGCAGCACGTTTAATACCCAACTCTGCGGTTTGTCTATCTCTCCAAGATTGATCTCTTTCTGGATGTCTATCCCACTTTAATCTGATTGTTTTAAATGTATTTTTCTTTGATTCTGCATCAACCCACATTTGATGGAAGAAATTACCAACACCGTTTGGTGTACTTAATAAAATAGCTCTACCACCAGTAGCCATTGTTTGTTGAGCAGATGTCCAAACTTCTTCTGCGTTTTCAATGAATGCACATTCATCCATTACAAGCAAATAAGCACTGAAACCACGGGCACTATCAGCTGCGGATGATGCTGCAAGAACTCTTGATTCATTTTTAAACTTCAAAGACAATCTATTATCTTCAACCGTTGGTACTTTCAACCAACTTGGAAGATTATTATTTGCAAGTCTTATTTTTGATACAATTTCTTTTGATGTATTTTGTACCGTAGACAAAATCAATACGTTTTTGCCTGGATTAAATATCATTGTCCATAGAGCATATGCACTAACAAGTGTAGAAATACCCATTTGACGGGATTTTAATACTATATTTCTATCATGATCAATAAAATCTTGCAGTGTTTCTTCTTGGAACGGATACAATTCAAATGGAATAATACCTCTTGTTTGATGTTGAATCTTTACGTATTTCTTCATGAAATACATAGGTTCTACAAGACATTTCTTGTATTCATCCTTAATTACATCTTTTAATGTTTTTTGTACACTCATTGATTTTGACTATTAATTGTATCCAAAGTCATTTGTTTTGCTTTTTCTTCAATTGATGAGTCATATTTTAGTTCACTGGTCTTTTTATGCAATTCATCAATTCTTTCATTGACGGTTATCAGATCTTTTTTAAGATCAGTTAATACTTTAATTCTCATATCAGTATCATCTGTCCAAAATTCTTGTGAACCATCTTCATTGAAATATTGCAATTTAGGTAAAGAAGTTTCAGCTTCAAGATAAGTGATACTTTCTAAAATCTGTTGCTTAAAATCATTCATTTCTGAAAGCATACTCTTATAAATTTTATGTTTTTCATAATCTTCAAAGGTACCAAGTATTTTTAATTTACTATCAAATGTAATGTTACAGTCATAACATCTGCCAGTTTTTGGATATACTTTATCATCAAGATAATTACCAAATTTAATATCCGCATTACAGATGTTACATCTTCTATCAATTTTAATTTGAGCAACTTTTGATACTTTTCTTTTGGTTCCGTTTTTCCATACCCATTTATTTCCTTGACTATCTTCCC